CTTGAGGGTAACGGAGTTTTCCTTAAAAAAATCGGAAAGTTCGTTAAACCAGCAAGAGGGTTTAATGTCATCGCAACCGCAAATACTAAAGGTAAAGGTTCAGACGACGGAAGATTTATTGGAACTAACGTGCTTAATGAAGCCTTCCTTGAAAGATTCCCAGTAACTTTTGAGCAGGATTATCCAGCACCTTCATCAGAACAAAAAATCCTTATGAATGTTGCTGATGCTGTAGGTGTTAATGAACCTTTGTTCTGTCAAAGATTAGTAGATTGGGCAGATATTATTCGTAAGACATTTTATGATGGTGGGATAGAAGAGATTATTAGTACACGTAGATTGGTTCATATTATTCGTGCGTATTCTATTTTTGGTAAAAAGGAGAAGGCAATACAGGTATGTGTAAATAGGTTTGATGAAGAAACAAAGCAGTCATTTATGGAATTGTATGATAAAGTAGATGCTGACTTTGATTTTAATAAAGCAGAAGATGAAGCTTATGAGGGGAATTAAATGAACCTTTGGGAAAATTACAAGTCCGTTCTTCATGAAACTATCGACCTCCATAATGGGGTTGGTAGTGTCTGGGCTCAATGGAAAGGTAAGGACACCTATCTAACTGCAAAAACTTACACAAACAAACACATCATCAAATCAAGAGAGGTTGAAATCTGGAATGAAAAATCTTGCATCTATAACAATATCATCTATCCTAAGACTGGAAGTAATCTTCCCTGTTTTGGTATGGATCTTATGGGATTTAGCGATAAGAAAGTTATTATAGTATTTGATTTTCAGCATCCAACAGAGAATTATCTATTTGAAGTTGAGGGGCTTCCAGAAGGTAGAGGTGATTATAGGTTCTTTGAACCAGGTAATCATTTCTCTAAGAACATATACATTGAATATTGTAAGATGGATGAGGTCAATGATCATTTAGATATGTTCAAGAATTACTTGACTAAGTACAAAGATATGTTAGAATATGAGAAACCAACTGGTATTGATACTGGTGTTTATAAAGACTTTGATGCTTATATGACTAAACTAGATCCAGTAGGTGGATATCTTGCAGGTAAGTTTGGGAAAGAAAAAGCAGAAAGTTTAGTGACTGATTTTTTATTTTGTTATGACTAATTCTTGGTCTTTACTTTATGATGAACTTTATGGAGATGATAAAATGACTGATAAAAAACATTCTCCACATTATTATGATTACAAACGTAATGATCCTGATGCTGAGAATCCATTTACAGATGCCTTTGACCATATGATGGCTGAAGCAGTGGTTAATGGAACACCCTACCCCCAATCTTATATGGCTGACAATGATGATCAAATTTCACACCATGCAACATCCTATGAGGAGTTAAATCTAAATATACACGCAACATCACCCTATAATGATGGGTGGACACAACAAGGAGCAAAAGAAGAATTGGAAAATCTTAGAGAAGAATCCGAAAGGAAACATGATAGTAGATACAAGTATCATGAGGCTGAAATTATCAAAGATATTGAAGATTATGTTTCGGGTACTTATAATGGACATTATACTGGAGACACCCATGAGTATCGTAACGTTCAAACTATAGATTTGATGGCAGCAAGATCACTTGCATCTTCATTCTGCCAATCAAATATTTTAAAATATGGAAGTCGTTATGGTAGTAAGGATGGGAGAAATAAGAAAGACTTGCTGAAAGTCATTCATTATGCTATGCTATTATTACATTTTGATGAACACTACGGTAAACCATCAATCACTAGTGGAAACATTGATCACAACATGCCTTAATTATGAATTTATCTGGCAAAACTCTAACCATCCTCAAAAACTTTGCTGGTATTAATAATTCTATTTTGGTAAAGCAAGGGAATCAGCTTCGTACTATATCTGTTGCTAAGAATATTCTTGCAGAGGCACAGATTGATGAGGAATTTCCTCGTCAGTTCGCAATCTATGATTTGAATCAATTCTTAAATGGATTGGGATTGCATCAAGATCCTGATTTAGATTTCTCACCTGATACTTATCTTACTATTCGTGAAGGTAAGCGTAGGGTTAAGTATTTTTATGCAGATCCTAATGTAATTATTTCTCCACCTGAGAAAGAGATTACACTTCCATCTGAAGATGTTCATTTTCAATTGGATAGTATTGCTTTAGAAAAGCTTCTTAAAGCAGCAGCAGTATATCAACTTCCTGATTTATCAGCAGTTGGTGGTGATGGTGTTGTTAAACTTGTTGTACGTGATAAGAAGAATGATACATCTAATGAGTTTGCTGTTGTAGTTGGTGAGACTGATAAAGAATTTAGTTTTAACTTTAGAGTAGAGAATATTAAAATTATTCCTGGTGCTTATGATGTTATTGTTTCATCCAAGTTATTATCTCAATTTACAAATACACAATATGATTTAAAATATTATATTGCATTAGAGCCTGATTCCACCTTTGCTTAATTATGAGTGACTTTATCTGGGTCGAAAAATATCGACCCCAGACTATTGAGGATTGTATTCTCCCAGAGAATATAAAGAAAACCTTTAGGGGATTCCTAAATACAGGTGAAATACCTAATATGTTACTTGCTGGTCCTCCTGGTGTAGGCAAGACCACAGTAGCAAAGGCATTATGTAATGAACTCGGAGTAGATTGCTATGTCATTAACGGATCCGATGAAGGAAGATTCTTGGATACGGTCAGAAATAACGCCAAGAATTTCGCCTCCACGGTCTCACTCGACTCAGAAGCGAAACACAAAGTCATTATCATTGACGAGGCCGATAACACCAGTAACGACGTTCAACTCTTACTTAGAGCCTTTATTGAGGAATTCGCAGGAAACTGTCGTTTCATCTTTACCTGCAATTATAAAAATAAAATCCTCGAACCGTTACACTCCAGGTGTGCTGTGGTCGAGTTTGGCATTAAAGGTAAGGAGAAACAATCGATTGCGGCACAATTCTTCAAAAGACTTAACTGGATCTTGGACACCGAACGGATTCAAGCTGATAAGAAAGTCCTTGTCGAATTAATTAATAAGTATTTTCCAGATTGGAGAAGAGTTCTAAATGAATGTCAAAGGTATTCAGTTAGTGGTAAAATAGATAGTGGCATATTAGCTGCATTTTCTGATGTTATTGTAAATGATCTCATTAAAAACCTTAAAGAAAAAAACTTTGCTGAAGTACGTAAGTGGGTCGTCAGTAATATGGACAATGATTCTAGTGTACTTCTTCGTCGTATCTATGATTCTCTTTACGAAAGTTTGGTTCCTAATACCATTCCTGCTGCTGTGCTTATCATCGCTAAGTATCAGTATCAGATCGCATTCGTAGCAGATCAAGAGATAAATCTTTTAGCTGCATTAACTGAAATTATGGTGGAGTGTAAATTCAAATGAGTAATTTTTGGTGGACAATATTTTTCTGGACTTCTATTTCTATGTTCCTTTTTTATAAATGGGATACACGGAATCCAGTTAAAAAAAGAAAGAGGAGAAAGACAAAATGAGAGAAGATCTATTACAGCTTTTAAAAAAGTATGCTTATAGAAAAGGTGATTTTACTTTATCATCTGGTAAGACAAGTCAACATTATGTAAATTGTAAGCCTGTTACTTTAAGAAGTGATGGGTTATGGATTGTTAGTGATTTATTATTACAGCATGTAGATGATGATGTAGTAGCAGGTCTTACATTAGGTGCTGATCCTTTAGTGAGTGGTGCATGTTGTCTTGCTGCTGCTCATGGATATAAACTACGTGGATTGATTATTCGTAAGGAGCCAAAGGGGCATGGGACAGCATCACAAGTAGAAGGGCCATTACCACCAGTTACTACAACTGGTAAGGGTGGAGTAGTAAAGACTAAGATTACTGTATTGGAAGATGTAGTTACAACTGGCGGTTCAGCACTTAAGGCAGTTAAGGTATTACGTGACTTGGGATATGAAGTTAATCGTGTTGTTACTATTGTAGATAGACAGGAAGGTGGTAGAGATGCTATGATAGAAGCAAACTTAGAACTTTGTAGTTTATTTACTATAGAAGATCTATGCCAAGAATGAATGATGAGACTAAATTAATCTTTGCATTGGAGCATATTGCACATTTGGAAGATTATATAGAACGAGAATCTCCATTATATCATCCATTAACTACAATTAAGATTGCATTAGAAACACAATTACAACATGAAAAATTCAGGAAAAAATTATGATTACTAAAGAAAAACAAAGACATCAAGTTAAGTCGAGGTTTTATTATATTTTCTGGGGTGCTGCAACTGTATCTGTATTGGCAGGACAACTTTATGTTGGCTCTGGGTATAGAATATATGCAGAAGCATTAATGAGAATTTTTGATGCTGTTGATGTTGAACTGGAAAGGGACGTTACTAAGTATTATTGATGGTCTTATCAGAAGAAAAAGAGGAAATCCTCAAAGAGATAGAGAAACTTGCTACACAGTTAGGTGGCGATTATATGCATCAAAATTTTATTAATACCAAAGGTGACACTGCAAAACGTATTATCATTACCTATGACGATCAAATCTTTAAAAACACCACTTAGATATCCTGGTGGGAAGTCTCGTGCTTGTACTAAAATGGGACAGCATTTTCCTAATTTTGATAAGTACACAGAGTTTCGTGAGCCATTTATAGGTGGTGGAAGTGTTGCGATCTATATTACAAAGATGTATCCACACTTAAGGATCTGGGTAAATGATCTTTATGAACCTCTTGTAAACTTTTGGAGACAATTGCAAGAGAATGGGGTAGAATTGAGTAAAGAATTAACTACCCTTAAGGAGAAGCATAATGCTCCAGATACAGCGAGAGTACTATTTACTAGTAATAAAGAACGCATTAATAGCAGCGATTGTACATCCCTTGACCGTGCTGTGGCTTTCTATATTGTTAATAAGTGTTCCTTTAGTGGTCTTACAGAAAGCTCTAGCTTTTCTGCTCAGGCAAGTGATAGTAATTTTTCGTTTCGAGGCATTGAGAAATTACCTGAATACTCAGAGATCATATCAGATTGGAGAATAACTAATAGATCATATGATTATTTGATGACAGAAGATTTGCATGATGATATTTTCATGTACTTAGATCCTCCTTATGATATTAAGGATAATCTATATGGTAAGAAGGGCGAGATGCATAAAAGATTTGATCATGATCAGTTTGCTCATAACTGTGATTTACATTCTATAGATATGATGGTAAGCTATAATTCAACTCAACTCATAAGAGATCGATTTAAAGGTTGGTCTGCTGCTGAGTTTGACCTTACATATACTATGAGATCTGTTGGTGAGTATATGCGTGACCAACAAAAACGTAAAGAACTACTCCTACTTAATTATGGAACTGAAAGATTGGCTGAACTCCATCAATCAGACAAAGAAGAATTTAATTGATGAAGATCCTTCTATAGAGAAGGAGTATCCAACATACATTATTAATCGTTGTTATTCTGGTCATCTTGATGCAATTATGTTTGCAAATGAGATGAATATACATCATTCTTTACCAAAGAAGATGCAATATGATTTTTTGCTAAATACACTGAGACCTAAGAAGAGATTCTCTCCTTGGCTCCGTAAAGATACAATCAAAGATCTTGATTATGTAAAACGTTACTATGGTTATAGTAATGAAAAGGCAAAACAGGCTTTGAGAATCCTAACACAAGAACAAATTAATTTTATAAAATCGAAATTTGAAACTGGAGGAAGACAATGAGTGTGGTTCAGGAACCTGAAGTCAAGTGGACACCCGACCAAATGGTCGAGGTTACATTAAATGAGCCTGATGATTTCTTAAAAGTACGTGAGACTTTGACTCGTATCGGAGTTGCATCCCGAAAGGAAAAGAAGATTTATCAGTCGTGTCATATATTGCACAAGCAGGGTAGATATTATCTTGTGCATTTTAAAGAATTATTTGCATTAGATGGCAAACATGCCAATTTAACATCTAATGATGTCCAGCGTAGGAATCGTATCTCACAATTACTTGCTGATTGGGGATTAATTAGTATTGTAGATACTAAAAAAATACAAGACATTGCACCTCTTAATCAGATTAAAGTGTTGGCATACAAAGACAAAGGTGACTGGATACTAGAAACCAAGTATAATATAGGGAGTAAGAAGAAAAAGATTGAAGAGTAACGTCTTCATTCACAAATATATCTTACATAAAGAAAACATAAAATTTGTAAATAATTATCAAATACAAGTTCAATGAGCTTCGATCATATAAGATCTTGGTTTGAACTAGAAGAAATCAACGAACAACAAGAACGAATGATTACTGTCTACGAGAACGAGATCAAAAATCTAGAACAAGAAAATTCAAAGCTTAAAGAAGAACTGACGATTCTTAAACAACGACTTGAGGAAAATTTTGATAATGAGACAAGAACCACCTTACCCTGAGTACCCTGAGTATATGAATGGACGTTTGAAAAAAGTTGATATGGAGTCTCGTCTTCTTAAAATTAAGAAGGGTATAGATGATAAAAAGTGGTATCGTGAGTGGGGTCCAAAAGAAAGATGGGCTGCACAGCAAGCTCTTAATTCTGCTTTGCAGGTACTTGATGAATATGATTATTGAAGATAACCGAATAATTGTATAGGGGATTCAGCATCCCTTTTTTTAGCTCTTGTTGATAAATAGTAGTGTCGCCTTCGGGGACAACAAAACACAAACTCGCTTAACAAGGAGCTACAAATGACTAACTTAGCAACGTATCATGCTGCCAACCTTCCAGAATTGATGAAGGTGATAAGACAAAATGGCATTGGGATGGATGATTACCTAGACAGATTTTTTAATGCACCAACGCAAACGTCAAACTATCCACCATACAATCTAATACAATTAAATAATCATGAATCACGGCTCGAAATCGCCCTTGCGGGGTTTAAGAAAGATGAAATCAAAGTCTATACAGAGTTTGGAAAATTATATGTGGAAGGCAAGAAAGAAGAATCAGAAGATGTTGGAGAATTTATCCATAAAGGACTGGCCCAGAGGTCTTTCGATAGGGTCTGGACAGTCACAGATGATACCGAGATACGAGGAGTCAGATTTGATGACGGATTATTGGTCGTAGAATTGGCAAAAATAGTTCCAGAGCATCATGCAAGAAAGGAATATTTGTGATATAATATTCTTGTTACTATGTTTTTGTAATGGATTATAAAACTTCTGGAGTTGATATTGAAGCTGGAAGATCTTTCGTAGATCAAATTAAGAACACTGTTAAATCCACTCATCGGCCTGAGGTCGTGGGTGGATTTGGTGGTTTCAATGGGATGATGAGAGTCCCTACGGGGTATGAAAAACCTGTATTGGTTTCTGGTACTGATGGTGTAGGAACTAAAATACATGTTGCCGAATTAAATTCAACTGGTAATCCATCTGTGATGCGTGGTATAGGACTTGATCTTGTTGCCATGTGTGTGAATGATGTAATCACTTGTGGTGCAGAACCATTATACTTTTTGGATTATATTTGTACTTCGGATATAAAACTACATGGGAAGTTGGTAAAACATTTAGTTGATGGTATAGCAGAAGGATGTACGATTTCTGGTTGTAGTTTATTGGGTGGAGAGACAGCAGAACATCCAAGACGATCCTCAATGGTAGATCCTATTAAGGATATGGCAGGATTTTGTACTGGTATTATAGAGGAAAGTGAAATAATAGATGGAAGACTTATCAAATCAGGTGATGTAGTTATTGGTATTGAGAGTAGTGGTCTTCATAGTAATGGATATAGTTTGATTAGGGATATGTTATGGAGACATAAGATTAAACTTGATGAGACTCCTGATCTATTAAATCCCACCACAATCTATGCTCCATTGGTTAGTCATTTATTATCAGAGTTCCCTATTCTTGGTATGGCTCATATAACTGGTGGTGGTATTCCAGAGAATCTTCCACGTTGTATTCCTGATGGGTTAGAGGCGAGAGTTAATTATAATTCTTGGCCTTTACCAAAACTCTTTAGTAAGATTCAATTAGCAGGTGAAATTACAGAAGAAGAAATGAAGAATGTATTCAATCTTGGTATTGGGTATTGTTTGGTAGTTCCTGAAGAAGTAGTGGCAGATATTCAATCAAGAATAGATAATCATGGGTTGCGGTCTTGGGTAATCGGTGGTATAATACCTGTAAATTAAAATTCAGAAATGTCTATTAAAGTAGCTGTACTGCAATCCACAGAGCAGATTATTGCTGAAGTAAAAGAACTTATGTCTGATGGAGAGCCTGTAGGATATCTTTTTACTGATCCGCATAAGGTTGTGACAGAAACTCCTTTCTTACAGGGAGAAGAAAAGAGTACTTCCATTCAAGTATCTCTTTCTCCTTGGATACTTGTTTCCGCAGAGAAGCAAATAGCAGTTCCACCAAATCATGTTGTAACTGTGGTCGAACCAATAGATAGTATTAAGAAAATGTATTTGGAGAAATTAAATGGAACAAGTAGTGAAATGTCTTCTACTGAAGAATGATCTGATAGTAATATCTGAGATTTCTGAAGTAGCTGGTGAATTGGGGGAACCTGATTGCAAATTAACCAATCCGTTTAAGATGGTTAAACAAAAAGATACTGATCCATACACCTTTGAGACTTGGTTGGATTTTACTAACCAAAATGAAATTATGATACATTCTGATAGTATACTTACATTAGTTGATCCTTCAACTGAACTTCTATCAAAATACTTTGATTCAATTAAATAATGCGATTCTATACAAATGTCCAGATGGTTGGAGACAACTTTCTGGTTCGTGGATATGAAAATGGTAGACACTTTGCAACCAGAGAAAAGTTCTATCCAACTCTTTTTGTCAATACAAAAAAGAAGACTAAGTATAAAACTCTTAATGGAGAGTATGTAGAAGCAATTGAGCCTGGTACTGTTCGTGAGAGTAGGGAGTTTATAAAAAAGTATGATGGTGTAGAGAATTTTAATATCTATGGTAATGAGAGATTTATCTATCAGTATATTTCTGATAAGTATCCAGAGGAAGAAATAAAGTTTGATGTAGGTAAGATTAAAATAACCACAATTGATATTGAGGTTGCATCAGAGAATGGATTCCCTGATGTAGAATCTGCTGCAGAAGAGATACTTCTTATCACATTACAGGATTATAATACAAAGCAGATTAGGACATGGGGATTAGGTCCATTTAATAATAAGCAGGATAATGTAATATACAAATCATTCAGGACTGAGTATGAGCTCTTAAATGATTTTATTAACTGGTGGATGATTGAGGATAATACTCCTGAAGTTATTACTGGGTGGAATAGTGAATTGTATGATATGCCATATCTTTGTCGTCGTCTTGAGAGGATTCTGGGTGAGAAGTTAATGCGTCGCATGTCACCTTGGGGATTGGTGACTGAGAGAGAAATTCATATCATGGGACGTAAAAACATTACTTATGATGTTGGTGGTGTAACACAGTTGGACTA